AACCAGATCCGTGTATCAGGCTGGCGCTGCACCGCCATCACCTTGACGCCCGCACTCAGGACGGTCGGGTGAAACCGGCTGATTTCCGACGAAGAATAGTCTTGCGCGTCGATCGTGTAAGACAGGTCATAGGCGCGCTTGCCCGAGCGCTGCACGAATATGGCCGACCGGTCGATCTTTACCGCCTGGACATCCGCAGAACCCTGGGTGGAGGCATCCTTGATGGAAAAGTTCGCCGGCGTCATGGGCTCGTCGAACGATGATGACCGCCCGACCGGCTCCGCGCCCGAGGTGCCGATGCACAGCCGCGCCAGACCAAGTATCCACTTGACCGCGTTGACCGCGCCGGTGGCAATGGAGCGTATCACCGGGCCGCTGTCACCGTCTTCTTCAAGGTCGAAACTTTCAAATCCGTCCGACACCGAACCGTAAATCCTGTCAGCCCCGCCCCACCACAATCTGCCTTCGAACAGGGCTACCGCGGACGGCCAGCCGCGCAGGGTGGAAAACTGGCCTTCAGCCCATTCGGTGGTTTCTTCTGTATCGTGCAGGCGACGGACAACCTCATAGGTGGCCGTGGTTGAACTTGTGACCCCGGTAATGATGACGTATCCATCCCCGCCGCCGCCAGCATATGTCGCCGTGATCGTTGCCGTGCCCGATGCGTAATCACCAGCCAGGAACCCTGCCCTGAATTGAACGATCGTGTTGGCGCTGCCCGGCGTTCTTGTGATTGAACCTGTCGATCCGCTGGAAAGCGACAGGAACCTTTGCCACGCTTCACCGTCATTATCTGAAATCTGGTAGGAAATGCTGCCGGAGTAGCTGCCGCCAATAGAGATCACAACGTCGCGTTCCTCAGTATTTTCATTGTCGCCATCTGAATCAATGTCATAGCGGCTATTGCCTGAAACACGGATTTCATCGGTGTACCTGTCATCGGCTACCAGGCTGGCTGAAACGACAGTTCGACTATGTGAAAGGCGCAATACCGTGCCGACATGGCCGGCGTCGAAGAACGCGGCAGACGCGGTCAGCGTGCCGTTGCCGGTGCGAGCCGATGGCCGCATGGTAATATCTGACGTCTTGCCCCTGAACGGGCCGTCGGTGAACGCGTAGTCAGTGAGCGACCATGACGTTTCAGCCCGGCGCTCGATGCGCACGGGCTGGTAGGCCTGGTCGGACGAGGTAATGAAGATCACGTCACCTGATTGCGCATATCTGAGCTTGAACAGGTCGGCGGCAGCCCACGGCGTGGTCAGTTGCATGGTGCCGGGTGTGGCGATGATGATATCCGAGACAATGCGCTCCGCCTCGCTTTCACAGGAAAACCAGACATGCAGATTGGTTTCTGTAGGCGTGAAGGCTATGGAATGAAACCCGGTCTTCAGTTCGGTTTCGCGAATATAATTATCGCTGCCAGGAGTTGTGCCGCAGCGGAATTTCACCGGGCCGCGGTCAACGGTGATTTCAATGGCATGTTCGACGTTCTGGTCGACGCCCGCCACGGTGGCAGAGCGTCTCGCCAGTGTGGTGCCGCCCCTGTTTGGGGTTTTCAATGTCAGCAGCCCACCGGAAATCGTGGATACGCCGCCGCCCGTCGTCGTCAGCGTCCAGCCTGTTGAAGACGAAAAATCACCATTGCCGATAAAAGTTGACACCGATGCCCTGGACACCAGCTCGCCATCGACACGCACACGCAGCTTCCGGTCAGACAGTTCGACCAGCGCGGTGTCTTCGGCGGAGAACACGAACGGGATATTGCGGGCCGCACCGTCACCATCGGTTGAAGACAGGTAAGCCAGACCCGGTCGCGCCGCCATCGGGCCGATAACACGGGGAAAGCAGTTCTTCATCACTTCAGCCGATATCCGCATGCGCGACAGGTCCACACGGCCAAGCGCCAGCGGCGACACCTCGCCCCCGTTCATGGCAAACAGGTAGGATTTTTCGCGCATCATGCCCGCCTGTAATCCGCGCCGGTGCGCGTGCCGGCAAACCGGTCGCTTACCCAGCGCCCTGCCCGCCCGCGCCGGGCTGGCTGCTGCAGGGCTTCAAACGTGTTGGCCTTGCCGAGCGCCTGTGTCTTCAGGCTCATCAGGTCGTTGCGGAGTTCGGATGACCCGGTCAGCTTTGGCGCAATACGATATGCCAGTTCCAGCGTGGCAGCCTCGGTCAGGCGTTCCGGCCACCTGGTCAGGTCAAGTCCGTAACCTGCATCACTGGACGTGTAGCGCAGATACAGAGGTGTCGAGTCAGCCCACAGATAGCCGCCTTCTATCAGGTAAGCCGTGCCGCCGGCCTGGTAATCCAGTGGCGGCTCCATGGTCTCGGACGCCGAAACCGCATACTTGCGCACCAGGTCGGACGGCATGTCATGCGCATGGGCATATCCGAACGCCGGGCTGACGCCGGCATTGACGGTGATTTCAGTGGTCCGCATGGCGTGGGTCCAGAAGCCGGCTTCCATGATGCACTGAAGCATCGGCGCATAGTGCACGTCACACAGCCGCCTTGCCTCATTGGCTTCGCCCAGGGACGTGACAGGCGTCTGCTTGCAGTGCAGGATTGCCCGCTGGTATATCTCCAGTCTGGTGGTGCCCATTGGATTTACGCCGCTGCCTTGCGGTTCATGGTGCCGAGATGGACATCGAGAGCGGCCTCCGCATCACTCCTGGCGGGCAACCCGGCAAACAGCACGGTGCCGTCGGGATCGACCACCCGCCAGCCGTTCTGGCCGTTGGATGCAATGGTGTGCAGGGCGCGCAGGCGTTCAATTTCCGGCTGTCCCAGCGCCTTTACATCGTATTCCACGTGACGCACCACCGCGACGCGCAGGTAATTTCGCCCTGCCTCCAGCACCCTGAGATCGGCTTCCCAGCGCAGGCGTTGATCGATGCAGGTGAGCAGTGATTTCGGCGTCACCCGGGCCGCGTGATGCGCCCAGTAAGACGGCTTGCAGATATCGTCCAGCTGATCGGCTTCGGGGATCTGCACCATGAACCTGCTTTCCACATGAGTGGCCAGCTGAAACACGCTGTGGCCATTGGGACATGTTCTGACAACGGCAGTGACATCGGGGCCGGCCGGATTCGAGACGGGTTTCTTTGCCATTTTTCAAAGTCTTCCTTGTGCTTGAAATGCAAACGGGGCGCGGCTCCCATGAAGAACCACGCCCCGTTGCCGGATTGATATCAATGTTGATTTGTTACATGTGCCGCTGCAGAAATGGGCTAAAGCGCAGTGCACTCGATGGAACTCATTTGACCGGAAGCTTGATCAGCGCGTTGGCAAATTGCTTCGCGCTGGTGAATTTGTACTGGGCAATTATGCGGCCATCCCTTTTTTTCAAGAACGATGAAACCTGTTTCAAGGCGTGTACGCTGTTTGCGGGTATTGTCCTCATCAAGGGCCGCTTTGCCGGCCCCCTTGAAAGGGGCGCCGTGTCCGGTCAGGACCACATTGCTGCCCGGTACGATTTCAACGCTCATTAGCAGAGAGCGCAATTGTTTTGCAATATCAGTGCGTTGTTCCGGAATGATGGTAGTGCGAGTCAACAGTGAATTGACAATTTTGTACTCCGTGCCGAACGCGAGAAGCGCGGTTTGCCAGGCACGGCAACTAGGGCTGGAAAACACTGCGGATACTTTGGCTCCAACCAACCTGAAAACATTTCCGACCAACCTGGCCTCTTCAACTCCTTGCGGTGTCAGGCAGGTTGCCCTGGCAAAACTGGAGTCTGCGCCGTTGATACTTGTCGCCAGTTCATAGGCGTCAAAGGCCGCAGCGTCATGCCACTTCTCTCGCTGGGCATGACGGAAATGCAGGATATATCCGCCAGACAGGATCTTCCTGGCCCAGTGCAGGTTTTGCTTCTGTTCCTCGAGTTTGGACTGGTGGACCTGCCCGCCCAGGAACGAGTCATGAAACTTGCGCGGAAGTCATTTCCCGTTGGCGGCCAGCAGGCCGAGAACAAAGACCAGTCCAATCACCATGGCAGCACCCAGCGCTTTCAGGCCGCGCATGGTCCACGTGCTCTTTACCGGCGCGCGGGCGCCGGGCTTTGTCTGATCCGCCGATACTGATTATTCCCCGCCCCTGTCCGTGTTAAAACCATCTTCCGCTGGATGCTCTATTGCAATGCGACAGAGCATCCGTAGCGCGAGTTAATCAACCCGGCGGCAGTCCGTACTGCGCCGGTCTTGGTGGCTTGAGATTATCAAGCACAAAACGGTCCTGGAACGTCCCGGCACTGGTGTGCATGGTCATGTTTGCAATTGGCCGCAACTTGGCGGCGCTCAGGCTGTACTCGACCTCGAGATAAACTTTTTCAACGTCACCTTCCCGCAGCCCGGGACGCCTTGGCTGGGTGAATGCCCACTTGTTGGTATCTATGACGAACTCCGCCACATCATCCGAATTGCAGCTTACCGTGCCCACGCTCGGATATCCGGTAATTCTGATTATGACCCGACTGCCGCTGCCCCTTCTTGAAACCCGGCCGTGCGCGTCTGCGACCTCACACCTGGTGCCGCGCGGAAACCCGACGAGAATGAGTTCGTAATAGCGTTGCGGCGGCGGGTACCGGCCGATGTTTGCAGGCAGCTGGATATTGTCTGCAGTCAGTCCGCCATTGTCTGCTGGCAGTTCGCTGTTGATCGGCGGCAAGTCGCCTGCCAAGCCTGCATTGTTTCCGGGGCTGGCGACACTCGTCGGCGTCTCGTCATCGCCGAACAGCGACAACCCTGATGTCTCACACCCGGCCACAAGTCCGCATAATGCCATTGTGACTGCAATTTCTAGGATACGGTTCATGACACGGACTGTGTACCAGACCGTGCAATGCACGCAATGACATTTGTTGCATGCGGCCGTTTTTGGCATGACGGCAAGGCAGCACAGTCGAAGCAATGCATGGTTCCTCACCATATCGCTGATGCGCCCATGTTTGCGGTCATTTGTGTAACCACGTCAATGCCGGCGGCAGGCAACAAAACCCACCTGTTGCTCAATTCTCTCTTAACCCACTGGAATCCATTGATCTTGTAAAGCCGTCGCCATACCGGGATTGTCCCGAGGGTCCACAGCGGGTGACCGCATTCCCGGGACAAGCCCGGGAATGACACTGTCGAGTTTGCTGAAGTTCAGGTCATCACGCCAGGATGGCCGGTGACATGGTGGCCGCGCCACCTGCGGTCACGGCGGTGACGACGTGCGTGGTGGCGCCGATGGTGGCGGCGGTCTTCACATAGATCACCACGTCATTGACCTTCATGCCCTTGGCGGCACCGTCTTCGATGAAGTCAGTGGCGTCCGCATCAGTATGAACGTCGGTGCCGTAGGCAAGCCAGACTTTCGGCTGGTCGCCAACGCAGGGGATCACGCAGTTCCATTGATCAGTTACATAAGCCATGTGTTGTCCTCCCTATCAGGATGCCACGATGGCAGAACCATCATGTGTCATCTGCACGATACCGGTGTTCTGAAGCAGCTTGGCTTCGTGGTAGAGGGAGCAGCGCGACCATGACAGTTGCTGCTTGTCCTCATAGCCGATGGCCACGTCCATGCCCTTGGCGTCGGCGGCATGGCCGACGGCATTGCGGTGGTACATGAAGCACAGCTCCGAACTGGTGCCGAGACCGGCGATCTGGTTGGACACGATCCACTTCACGCCGAGCCACTCATACCAGCCCTGCCCCATGCTGGACGCTGTTTTGGCATCCATGGCATTCCAGCCGGGATAGTTCACCGCCGGCTTGACAGTAACAAAGTCCGCGCTTGAGAACGTCGGAATGGCCATCAGGTAGGCCAGGAAGGCCGGCGAGATGACCGCGAACACATTGCCGTCCCACGGAACGCCATTGTTCATCAGGTAGGTAGTTGCCTTCTGCACCATGGTCAGTGAGGCGGTAGCCGCTGAACCGGTGGTGATGGTGCCGGTTTCAAGCTGCGCCAGGATGGTGGCATCGATGTCACGGTTCAGCACGGACATGGTGTTGATCTGCATGATGTCGCGCTGATCACCTTGTGACTGGAAGATATTGAACCCGGTCATTTCGATGAGATCGTGTTTTTCCTTCAGCGTGACGGTGGTCTGGGTGTTGTTGTTGTCACGCGCCGGGATCAGGCCGCCGACACCACGGGTCACCGTCGTGCCGGATGAATCGACGATCAGGAACGTGGCCTGATTGCCCTTGGTCTGGCTTTCCTTGGTGGTTGTATCCTTGAGAAGCGATTGCCGCTGACCAAAGGCCAGAACCATCTCTTCCCGATATTGAATCATTGGGGCTGCACCAGGCATGGTGTCCCTCCTTTATTCATTTGGGTTGAATGAAAGCCTGGTCCTGAACGGGTAGCCGGATGGCGAGTGACCGCCGGGGTGTCTTCGGTTCATCGAAGGGCCGGGTTTCACTTGCCTGTCGGGGCGCGGAACAGTAGCGGGTTGGTTCGGAGTCTTGACCCCGAGGTTCAACCGGGACCGTGAACTGCGGGATGGCCGGTTTGAAATGAGTGGCGGTTTACGGATTCATGGAGCGATACTGCGGGCCCGGTGTGGGCAACACGCCATTTTGCATGGGTTGAAACCGTCCAGACGGATCTCTGTCGTCCGGCATGGTGGCCCGGACATCCAGAGTGAGGCCTGAAAACGCCTCTTGAGCCATCCGGTGAACGGCCAATTCGTCGACGTTTGCAAGACTGGCCACACACCATGAACCGGGGATGGCGGAGAACAGGCTGACCTACCGCCGCTGCTCCAGCAGTTTGCTGTACTCCACGTCCAGGCCATCGCGTTTGTATTTTGAATAGTCGGTGGACATGATCTTGCGGATCTCCTCGATGCGGGCCTGCACATTGTGGCCGGCTGCGGTTTCGCCGGTCTGCAGCACGCTGCCGCCTTCAGAGCGTGCCATCTGGTTGATGAACCTGTTGAACTTCGGATCATCGGCCAGCCGCAGACCCTCCGGCGTGCGCGCGGTGACGAGGGACTGCCAGCTGTCGCCCAGCTTGTCCTGCATGAACCGGGCATTCAGCGCGATGTTCTTCCGGTAATCCGCGCCCCAGTCCATCCGCAGTGTGTCTTCCGTGTCCTCCTGCCGCAAGGCGTCGGTCTCGGCCTGCCGCTCCATCTGTTTGAACGCCACATCATTTGCCACCGACATGATTTTTTGCGCATGTTCCGGCGGCATGTCCAGCTCATGAAACGTGCTGCGAAACTCATCAATCGACGCCTTGCCGAACTCGTCCAGGTCTTCATACCTGCCGTCCAGCAGGATCGGCACATCATAGTCCGTGGCGGTTTCGGGAATA